AATCTGCATTTAGAGTTCCATCAGGAGATATTGTAGTGTTTGGAGTTATAGTTGTGCTTGTTTTAATCCAACTTGCATTATCAAACTCCTGACTTCTTAATAAAAGATTAGTTCTTTGTGGCTCAACTAATATACTCGGACAACTTGAATTTGTATAGTCTAATCTTGGTATGTCTAATCTGTCAGTTGTAGGAAAGTATTCTTTTGCTGAAGTTCCTGTAACTAATTGAGCACCCCAAATTGATATATCAGAAGCACCTGCAACTAATGTTCTTAATTGAAGTTCTAATGTCGTACCTGAAGATGTAAAATTTAAATCAAATCTTTGCCATTGTGGAGTAACAGTTATTGTTTTTAATGTACCTGAATATCCATCTCTTAATTGATAAGTATATGATGAACTTGTATTTGATTTTAAATAAATAGATGATGTATAAGCTATTCCGCTTGTAGAAACAATTGACTGATTTACCGAAGCACTTACTACATTTGTTACTAATAATCTATCAGCAGTTAAAGTTCCATTAGGAGCAGTAGAATAATTTGCAGTTACAGATATTGTCCCACCGCTTGTTGCTGCTTTTGTCCAAGCAGCATTATTAAACTCCTCACTTCTTTGCAATAAATTATAAGGTGTAACCTCAATAAGTCCGTCACTATTAACTCTCGTTGCAGTCGTTGCTCTTGTTACTGTTAAATCACCACTTCCATCGGTAGGTTTTATTGCGTAAAGTTTGTCTTCTTTTATACCATTCGGAGTAATAACCAAACTTGCACTATCAAATAAACTCATATATTTTCTATTAAATTAATTAAACATTGTTTTGCCTCAAACGTACCACTATCAGTAGCTATTCTTGCAATAAAATCAATTACCGCTTCAATTTCGTTTCCTAAAATTTCAGTTTCACCCGACCAACTTACAGAGTAAACAGAACCCCAACTTATATCGTTATTTATAGTACCTTGACCCCAACCAATATCGTTGTTGTTTACACCTTGACCCCAATCTATATTATTTGCCATTTTCTATTTTTTTTAAAAACAATTCTAGCTTTTGTTTGTTCTCTTCTTTAGGTTTATAGTTACCTACTTTTTTTCTTTTTTTCTCCATTTACAAAACCCAAGATCCGTAAAAATTATTAGTATCAGGGTTCATATCATCATTCGAGTTAGAAGTATATTCTGGGAACTCCTGTTGTTGAAAACACATATAATCTATAAAGCGTTGTGTATAGTGTTCTGCTATATCTCTTTCTTTTTCTACTAAGAAATCTATTTCGTTTTTTTCTACATTAGTAGCGTTTTCTGAACTATGCTTGTAAACACCTTTATTAGCTATTGTATAAGCTGCAAAAGGCAAATAGTGAACCATACTCCAGTGTATTAACATTGGTTTAATATAGTTGCTTAAAAGCGTTTTATACTTTAAAAACCCTGCTTGGTTAATATCACCACTAATAATTAAAGTTTGAAACTTATTGTATAAATCAGTTCCTAAATAATTTTGAATAGTAATATCCTGTGCTATCTTTAAATACTGAATAAAATCATCAGTATCTAAGTTTCCATTTAATATACTGAATCTCTTTATGTCTTCCGTTGAAATTAATAACGCGTATGCCATATTATATTAATATAAATCTATTATTATTACCTCTTTTCATTCTTGCGTGTTCTGCTTTATGTTTTAAATTAAGTGATTCACAAGCTTCTCTAAAACTATTAAAAAAAACACCTGTATACGAATCTAAAGTAATAATTCCGTTAGAACTACCTATTTTCTTTTTTGTTTCTTCACTATGAAAATATCCTTTTCTTGAATTGTTTCTTTTTAATTTTTCTTCTTTAGATTGAATTCTACCTTTATGAACTTTAGTTATTTTGTCAATTGTTTCTTGAGAATGTCCTTTAACTCCATCACCACCATCTGTTAAATTAACAAGCAAACCTTTTTTCAAATCTTTTCTACCATATAAAGAAATTAATTCAACTTCTTTTTTACAAGCTTCATCCCAAGTTAAATCTTCAAACAATATGTCAACTTTATAGTCTATTTTAGATACAATATTATTCCAATAAAAATTTCTACTGTGTTTAGAATATGCTCTTTTATATTCGTTACCAATACCTATGTAAAATATAGTATTATTGTCTAATCTTGTATGTGAATAAACTATAGCCATATCTATTTGTTATAATCTGGGTGATGTCCGTTATTTGGCATATCAATAGGTTTCATTGCCACCTCTTTGTCGTTTCTTACTCTATATCCGTATTTTTCAGCTTTATTAGTAGAAATAGTTTTAGCGTTAGGGTTAGTTACATCTATACTTACATTCTCAAAAGAAACATAAGTTTGTCTTAACCATTTGTGCTTACAATTAACTCCACCCTTGTAAAGGAATAAATCGTAATTATTACCATTATGACCTTGACCTGGATTTACTTCGTTAGAAGAAGTTTGTTTAATATCTTCTTTTCTGTAAAGTTTATCAGCTTTTAACATTCTATTGCAAAATTCTCTTTCTCCTATTGCATCACCACTATATTTGTAGCGTGTAATAAATTTAATTCCATCAATATTTTTATCTTGACTAGATTTTGAATTAGGTCTTGCAATAATAGTAGAAGCTAAATCTAACATTTTAGAAAGTAGATTTTTATCTTTTTTACTTTTTTGATTTAAGAAATCTATTTCAGCATCTAATTCATCTTCTAAATCTTGGTCTACTTCGCTTTCATCAATTAATATCCATTCAGCACCTAAGCTTTCACCTTTACTAATTAAACTATCTGCTATATCCACAGAAGTATCCTTATCACTTGAACAACATACTGCAGCCATTTTGACACCAGTTTCTTCTTCATTAGTTGTAGCATTAGCAGTATTAACATCGATAAAATCTAATGGTTGTATTGTTTTAAAATATAAGTTTAATGCTATATCATTTACAGCTAAAATAGCATCTAAAGCATCTATAATTTCTATTTGGTATGGTCTGATAACAATATTATCAAATAACCTAGTTGCGGTTTCAATTTCATCTGCATTATTACCTAAACCACCACCTGTATCTCTAATTCCTAATAGCATTGGAGAAGTAACTCTGTGTCCTACAATTAACTTCTCAAAACATTCAGTAGATAAATACTCATAATGTGCAGGAGCATCATTTAAAGGAATATCATCAACAGTAGTTTTATTTTCTTGTGAAGCATTAAAAGATACTATTACTTTATCTCCTTTAGCACCTGTTAATTTACGCTTAACATCATTTGCAATTTCTTGTCTTTTTTCTTCTGGTGGTATATTGTTATTGAAGTTAATTACTTTAGTACCTGAGAAGCCATTCATTACATCGTTAATCAAATAATCTGCAATTTCTTCTTCTAGTTTAGCATAAGGTAAAGCACCTGAATAATCTATTGGAGTATAATAATGGTAACCTGATACATAAGGTTTAATAACATAAATTTCTACTTCATTACCATTACCAAAACCAAAAGCAGGAATACGCTTTAAAACATCTCCATTTCTGTATTTAGTCCAATCGTGGTGATAGTACCAAGCTTCAATTTCACCTTTATCATTACATTTTTCAGCTCTTAAAGTATTCATAGGAAAATGTTCTACTTTAGTTACTTTACCTTTATTGTAAATAACCTGCATAGAAGCCATTCCTAATAACTTTCTTTCTAAAGCTACTTTCTTTAAGCAATCTCCTTTTATAATAGACATCATTTGTGCGTACTGATCTGGTTTTTTATTTGAATCAGTTGCTGCAATACCTTTACCATATATCATATTGGTAACACCAGTAATAATAGCGTGGTTAGTATTAGAATAAAGATATCTATCAATTAAATACTGAAAGTAATTATTATCAGTTCCGTATTGTACAAAATCTTTATTTTTGCTTTCTTCTATTATAGGAGATGTATAAGCACTTAAATTTAAAATGTGTATGTTATTCATAAATTATAAATTCGTTATCTGTAGTATGCTCTACATAAGCATCTTTATTTATAGTATAATCTGCTATAGTTTGGTTAGTGCAAAAAGCTAAACCTGTATAAACTACATTAGAATTATTTTTAACTTTTATAGTATAGTATTTATTTTCTAAAACATCTAAAGCTACGCTAGTTTGAATATAGTATTTAGAAGTAGTAAATGTGCAATTAACTTCTGTTTCTACATTTGTTTCTTCATCAATTAAAACTATAGAAGTAGCAGTAGTATTATTTACAATAAATCGTAATGTTTGTACTCCTACTTGTTCTTTTAGTATTATCATTGTTTTATTTTAAAAATTAAAAAACTACAAATTTGTTATAACTAAAAAAGGGTAGCAAAAAGCCACCCTTTAAAAGTAATATAATTAAATATTAAGATCCAACAACAACAGTAAACCCTGCTCCTGCTAAAGTATCTCCGATAAAGTTAGCTGGTACTGGTTCCATACCTGTTAAAGTTAAAGTATA